TCGGCGTGAAGTATATCCCGGATGCCGTTCAGACCATGCTTTTTGGTGTGACTGCCAAGAGCAGAACGGTTGGAACCAAGACCATCAGCAGTCTTGTCACCAGCGCGAAAGACACACCTAATTATGTCGGTGTCGGCTTCTATGCTCCTGACATGGTTGATGGTGTGAAAAAATATACTGCCGTCAAGGTTGCCAAGGCTTTGTTTGGCAATCCTTCCATGACACTTCAGACTGCCGGTGAGAATATCCAGTTTTATACGCCTACGACAACCGGTGAATTCTTGGCAGATAACAGCACCGGTCAGGATTTGACCGAGGTCGCTGTGTGCGATACGGAAGAAGACGCTATTGCATGGATTGAGGCGGTACTTCAGTGAGTGATATCAGGCTTGAACAGATGCCGTTTGAAGTAGACGGCAAAACGTATCAGCTGCGGTGCAATATGAATGTCCTGGCTGATGTTCAGGAATTGCACAATGGTGATTTTGTCTCTTCACTTAATGGTGGCACAACTATGAAATCTGCTCTAGAGTTTCTGGCTGCCATGCTCAACGATTATGCAGATGAACAGGGATGGGAGGAACGTTATACGGCACGGAAGCTGGGAAGAAAATTCAAACTTACAGACCTTCCTATTGACAAGATTATGAGTCTTGTTGTCCGGTCGATTACTCCAGATGTCCCCGAAGAAACCGAAGTCGAATCGGGAAACTGACTGATCGGGAGGAGTCTAATTCAATTGACTTCTCCCGATATTTGTCTTTATGGATGTTCCAATTCCATATGCCGGAACGTGATTTCTGGAAAACGATGAATCCGAGGCGGCTTCATGCTCTGCTTAATGCGTGGTATCAACCGCAGACAATGCAGAAACAAAAGAAACAAAGAAGTTTATCTGAATACCTCGCTTCAGGAGGTTAATATATATGGCTACAAGAACTGTTAAAGCTCGCGTTGAGCTTGATGGTGAAAAAGAATATAAACAAGCATTATCAGAGCTTAACCAGGGAAACAAGGTTCTTGCGTCTGAGTTGAAAAAGCTTCAGGCAGAGTACAAAGGGAACGCTGAAAGCACTGAGTTTCTTACCAAGAAAGGCGATCTGCTTCAAAGGCAGCTCCAACAGCAACAGGATAAGGTAAGCAAGCTTCGTGAGGCTCTCCAAGCATCTGCTGAGAAATACGGTGAAGCTGATAAACGGACTCAGGATTGGATAATCAAGCTCAATAATGCTGAAGCAGCTCAGTATGATCTTGAACACGCAATTGAAGAAAACAATAATGCGTTGACAGGTCAGAATGACAAAATGATCGGCCTTGGTGATACTGTTGACAGCGTTGCTTCTAAGCTTGGTATCAAGATTCCTGATGGAGCGAAGAAAGCTCTGAATGGTATAGATGGTCTTTCAGCCGGAACTGTTGTAAAAATGGCGGCGGCGGCTGGCGCGATTGCGGCAGTTGTGAAGGTTGTTAAGGAACTACATGATACAACGGTTCAGGTTGCGGCTGATGTTGATCAGCTTCTGACTGATTCAATGACAACCGGATTATCAACAAGAACTCTTCAAGAACTGGAGTATGCCGAGAATCTCATTGATGTTTCTGTTAATACGATCACAGGATCACTCACAAAGCTGACCAAGAACATGGCAAGTGCAAATGAAGGGAATGCCGTAATGGCACAATCATTTGCAAATCTTGGTGTATCAATCACGAATGAGGTTGACGGCAGTCTAAGACCGGCTGAAGATGTTTTTTATGATATTATTGACGTTCTTGGGCAATTCGACAACGAAACAGAGCGTGATGCTGTTGCAATGGAGCTTTTCGGCAAGTCCGCTCAAGAGCTTAACCCTCTAATCATTCAGGGCAGCGGTGCGCTGAAAGAATACGCAGCCGAAGCGCAGAACCTTGGTTATATCCTGAACGATGAAGAACTTGCGGCACTTGGCGCGGTTGATGATGCTTATCAGAGAATGCAATTGACGATTGACGCTGCAAAGAAACAGATTGCGGCAGACTTTGCACCGGCATCTGAAGCGGCTATGAAGTTGTTTTCTGATGCTGTTACAAAAGCAGTTGAAGTTCTTGAACGGTCTGGAATGATTGAGAATCTTGCCATTATCATTCAGTCCCTGATTGATATCATACGAAGTATCGGTGATATAGTTGCGTCTATTCCTGGATTCAAATCCGGTATTGAAACAGCTACAAATGCGTTGAGTGGTCTTGCAATGGTTTGCGCGGCAATCGCTGATGTCGCTGATATTGTCGCTGGGCTTCTTACGCTTGATTTTTCTCGCGTTGGCACTGCGTTAGGACTTGGGTATGGTTCAGGCAACGCAAACAATGTGCAACGTGCAAGAATGCGTCAGGAGGGGTATCTGGAGCAATATGATTCGTTCTATGGTCATAATGCGACTGGAAATGATTCGTGGCGCGGTGGACTTACATGGGTCGGAGAAGCTGGGCCTGAACTGGTTAAACTTCCACAAGGTTCACAGATTTATAACAATCAGGACAGTCGCAGTGTCGGTGGTGTTCACATTGATACTGTTGTGATTGATGCGAAGAATGTCAAAGATTTTAATAATGTTGTAAGAGTGTTTAATGATTTCAGAGTCGTGCAAAGGATGGGGAAGTAAATGGCTAATGCAATACAGAATGTAAGAGCTGTAAAGCTTGCTTATGTATCTTCGGATTATCCATCAACACACTATACACTTGATAATAATACTTGGTATTATATTAGCAGTGATACTGTTCATGACAGGCAAATGCTTGTTAAATTTGAAGATTTTCCAGCGGCTATCAGGCATAACAGATTAATTGGTGTTCGTTTGCGCTTGCAGATTAAAGCAAAGAGAACTACATCATTATTTGGAATCTATGAAGGGCTTTCAGACTTCAATCAGAATACGGTAACGTATTATTCAAGGCCAATGTCCTCAAATAGTATTTTTGGTCGCTCGTTCGTTGAAGATGTTGAAGGTGATGCTTACATTCCAGCAGAGCTAACAGGGACAATATATGAAGCTGAAGATGCTGGAATATTACTTAATAGTAAATCTTGTATTTTTAAAACAAATCAGTTCGGCTATAATTTGAAACCGGTATTGTCAAATGAAGACAGCATATATGCCGAAGTGGTTTATGATGATTCGCAAAAAATTACAAGCAAAATTACATACCAAAGCGGCCCAATATCAGGATATTATAATCCACGAAATTCTGCTGATTTTAAATGGACATATGTGAAATCCGGTTTGTGGTGCGCTGATGAAACATGGGATCAAGTATCAGCAACATTCTATTGGAAATCATCTGCGGATGAATCATATTATTCAATTTCTATTGGTGCAGATACTGAAATTACAATTCCGGCAAATACATTTCCAACTGCTGAAACAATAAGTTGGTATGTTGAAGGCACTGACGATGAAGGTACAACGACACAAACACCGGTATATTCCTTCAGCACTGCGGCTGGGACTGCATCAGCAATTCCGGTAAGCCCAATTAACACCGTTGAAGATGGTTCAAACAATATCGTTTTTAAGTGGGATCTTTCGTCCACTGATGGGCAACCGGCATCCAGAGTGTACGCGGCATGGAAAATATATGAAAACACAAGCGATCCGTGGACTCGACTTTTTGATGTTTCAAATTCAATCACGCAATATTCGGTTCCAGCTAACACTTTTCCGGCTGGTGGTATTGTCTGGACAATATGCGCATTTAATGTTGACGGTGTACAAGGTACTTTCCGGGAAGCGCGTTTTATTAGTGTAGCAGCTCCGAATCCTGTTGGTGGTCTGAATGCTACGAATGTGCCGTATTCAACTGTAACATGGCAATCCGGTGAACAACAGGCGTATCAGATCAGCGTTGACGGAACTGTTGTGAAAAAGGCATTTGGCGCGGATGTTTACAGTTATACGCTCACAGAGCCTCTTGATGATGGAACGCATGAGATATCCGTTATTGTTCAGGGAATTTATGGTTATTGGTCACAACCTTCAACGGTTACGGTCAGCATACAGAATGCTCCTGGTGATGCCGTAGTGCTTCAGGGCGAAACCGGAATAGATGCGGTGCTGTCATGGGATACATCTTCAACCGTTTCTGATTTCTACGTTTACAGGGATGGCGTGAATATCGGTCATACGAACAGCACAGCGTTTTACGATAAGATGTCGCTTGGAAGTCATTTGTATTTTGTCAGAAACAAACTGACGGATGGAAATTACACACAGTCAAATACTGTTGTGGTGACTTCGGAGGCAAGAGGCACGTTCATTTCGTTGCTTAACGATAATAACTGGTTTGAAATCACACGATCTGAAAACAGCGCAAGTGAACAATCATATAACTATAACAGGCAGTATTCGCTTAATCATTATAGCGGTGCTGTGTATCCTGTGCTTGAACTTTCACCGTTTGAGAATGTTTATGGTTCTTATAATTTCGCTTGCAAGGATTATGCAACTGCAAAGGCTTTTGAGACGTTCCGAGGAAAAGAAGTAATCATCAAGAGTCGTGGTGATGTTGTTATGGTTGGTGCTATGGTTTCGTTGAGCAGCCATTATGGTGACTTTATCAACGGATATACATTCAGCATCCAGCGTATCCATGTGGAGGACTACATAGATGACACGAACGCTTGAGTTTCGGTATGTCATAGTGAGAAATGGAGCAGACTTCGGGCAGTTATATCAGTTGTCTGCTCCGACTATTCGGTGTGACAGTTCAGCCGATATTAAAACGAGCCTTTCAGGAACGTTTCTGAACAATGATGAAGTAAACTGGTTATCCGATGAGATTAGGGTTGAGATGATCATTGACGGTGTTGTTTATCTCCTTGGTGTGTATCTTCCGGCAACCGTAACATTCAACAGCGATGGGATCACAGATCAGGTTGATATTGAGGCATATGACAGGTGTTGGATTGTCCAGGATAATAAAACGGAAAGCCTGATATACTTCCAGGCCGGAACAAATTACTTGACAGCAATTAATCAGCTGCTTGCCCATTGTGGGATTGCGCTGGTAACGGTGACACCAAACCTTGCAACGATGGCAGAAGACCGTGAGGATTGGCCTGTTGGAACTTCTTATCTTGAAATAATCAATCAGTTGCTTTCTGAAATCAATTATAAACAGTTATGGTTTGACAAGAGTGGAACGGCTGTGCTTGAACCTGTCAGTGTCCCGACAGCAAACAATATCAGTCACACGATGGACAACAGTAATGTTAAAAGCATGATGCTTCCGAAGATTTCGCGAGAAACAGATGTGTATTCGGCACCGAATGTTTTCATTTGCATATGCTCAAATGCGGATAAAAACGCACCGATGACAGCAGTAAGCGAAAACACGAATCCTCAGTCACCTCTGTCAATTGCGAGAAGGGGAAGGCGTATTGCAACAGTTGTCCAAGTCAACAATATTGCAGATCAAGCAGAGCTTCAGGCCTATGCGGATACATTAAGAAACAACAGTATGATTTCAGGAGAAACAATCGGGATCACGACAGGCTTGTTTCCTGATTACGGAGTCGCTGATGTTGTCGGTCTTATTTATGACGGCTTAACTGATGTCTGCATTGACAAGGCATGGGATATGACACTTGATGTTGGCGGTGAGATGACTCACACGCTTGAAAGAGTGGTGATTAATCTTGGATGAGTTGTTGATGTCTCGAAATGAAGCAGAAACCAATATTGTGCTTGCAACGGTTACTGAGGTAACTGCTACAGGCATCAAAATCAAGATTGACGGTAATGAATCGGCAGGGGAGAAAGAATATAAGTGTAATTCTGCACAAGTTTTTTCTGTTGGTGATAGGGTAAAGATAACTGAAAATAGCGGCACAATTATTATTGAGTATCGTGTAGGAACACCATGCGAAACAGTTTTGATCCCACCGGGCGGTGATGACGGCAATGTACTTGTCAAAGATGGTGCGACAGATTACAAGTTAAAATGGTCTTCTGGCGGCGGTGGTAGCAGTTCTGAAATTGTCAACGGTGATTATAAATTGACCTTAAGTTCATTGGGCATATTATCCGCAGGTGCAGCGAACCGCAGATTGCGACTTGGAACACAAAACATCCCATTCAACGGTTTTTATGTACAAGGTGAAATATTTCTTGGCACTTCAACAGATAGTAAAATTGGATTTTTTGGTCATTCTCCTGTTGCCCGCCAATCTGTTTCAAGCTCCGCATCTGTTGCAACATTAATAACAGCACTAAAAGCCTATGGTTTAATCGTATGAAAATAAAAGAGCTTGTTGATGCAAGATTTTCTTTGCAAAAACTCATTGAACAAGATTTACCGCTGACATCTGCTTATGACTTGTATCTGCTTGTGCAGAGTGCAAATCAACACCTTGACTTATACGGTGAGGAGATACAAAAACCAGATTGCAATGCCGAAGAGCTAGACAATATGGAAATAGATATTCCGGCAAAAAGGATCAGGATTCCGATATCAGATCATTTGGTGTTATCTGCGTTGGATATCAAAAATCTTGAACCGTTTGCTGTTTTTGAGGTGATGAAATGATAATTAGCACGATTCCGGCATCAAATTGCACTCCGCAAACCATAGTGATAGGCCGGAGAGGGACATACGACACAATGCAGATTGCATTTGACTTGTCCTATCTGATCGAAAACTATGGAAGCGGAACAGCGGTTCTAGCGGTCAAACGTTCACAGGATACAAGTGCATATCCGGCGGTTGTCACACAGGAAGATGCAACTTTGCTTTGGACGGTTAATGAAACTGATACCGCTTATGTTGGCTCCGGCGAATGTCAGCTTATGTGGTATGTTGACGGTGGTCTTGCAAAGACAATCATTTATCCGATGGTTGTTATGCGTGACATCCTACAGACCGCAGAAGAGCCGCCTGACGGGTACGAAAACTGGATTGAGTCTCTTACTGCTTTGGGTGCGGAAACTCAGCAGAACGCTCAGAATTCCGCACAGAGTGCGTCTGATGCAAGCACCGCAAAAGATGATGCGGTCACAGCCAAAGAAGCCGCAGAAGCCGCACAGGAAGCCGCAGAGACTGCGGTTACACATTATCCTGTTATCATTAACGGCTATTGGAATGTTTGGAGCGTTGAAGCTCAGAGCTATGTCAGCACAGGCATACAAGCAGAGGGTGAAGATGGATACTCTCCAGAGGTAACGATCACCACTATCACGGGTGGTCACCGTGTGACGATCACCGACAAGGATCATCCGCAAGGACAGTCTTTTGATGTGCTGGATGGTCAGGGTGGTGGCGGCTCATCTGATTATGCTGCTCTTTCAAACAAGCCGAAGATTAACAATGTTGAGCTTAACGGAAACAAGACCGCTCATGATCTTGGCTTGGCGGCTCAGTCTGATATTCCAACTGTCCCTGTTCAATCCGTCAATGGTAAGACCGGAGCGGTCACGCTGGGTGCCGGTGACATCGGATATGATGAATCCGCAACCTATCAGGCGAATTCTGTTGGGGCAGAGCTACAAAACCAAACTCGCCATTTAAGTGACAAACAGGACGCTCCCGCAAACACTGGGACTGCCGGTCAGGTGCTTGGACTGGACGATCAGCTTCATCCGGTATGGACGGATCAGAGCGGCGGCGAAGATGCTGCGCACAATTACGCCTTCGACGGTGTGGACCTATCCACGGTGTTTGCTGATGCTGATGAGCTTCAGGCTGCTCTGGCGGCAGAGAATTACAGCAATATCCACATCGGGGATTATTGGCCTGTCACTCTAAACGGAACCTTCCGCGATTACGGTCAGGCAACGATCCCGACCGGCACGACATATTATTCCGATGCGGCATGTGAAACCGAAGCCGGAACGACAGCGGAAGAATACATCGGCTCACCATCCAATGACACGAATTATCCGTGCGGTTGGAAAACATGCTCGTTCAAAATCGGCAGCGCGACCTATTATGTGCTTGCGACAGACTGTCTCCCCTATCTCGAAAGAACCCTCACCAATGCCCTGATGAAGTTTGAGGTCTGCGGGATTAATCAGTACTGGCGGTATGGAGACAGCGGCGCGAACAACTTCCAGAACGGCAAACCGCATCTGGTTATGTGGTCAAGAGACGGTCTGCCCACCACGCTGAAGATGCGGAAAGCAAACGAAATCTGGGAAGGCACCGTTGTCGATACCTTCACCGGTGACGGAACTACTTCCGTATTCACTCTGAGCGGGACTGTCGGAACAATCGGGTATGTATTCGTGAATGGCGCGAGAAAAGCCTATAACACGGACTACACATATGCCTCCGACAAGATCACATTCAAAGCCGGTAAGATTCCACCCGCAAACGCAGTGATCGAAGTCGAATGGATGGCAGCGAAAACGCCGTGGACAGGCAGCGCACTCTATAAGACGTTCAACGACCCGGATTACGGCATTCTGAAGTTGATCCAGACAGCTGATGAAAAACTGTATAACCATATCTACAAAGGCAACAACAATCAGGGAATGCAATATTACGCGGAAAACAGATCGAAGACCAACCAGCAGATCGGTGTATGGGAGGATCGCGGTATCCTGTTCCTCCCGACGGAGGATGAAATCTGGGGCAGATGGATTGCTACATCCGGCGCGAATTACAGCGCAAATATGATGCAGTGGCCTATCTTTGTTGGAGGCAGACGGCACTTCGCAAAGGGTGCTGGCAACGCCGCTGCCCGCTACTACGTCTGGTGTGCTTCCTCCAGCGCTGTTACGTACTTCGCGTACGTCAGCTACTCCGGCGCTCCGAACGCGTCCGGCGCGTCCTCCGCGATTGTGGCGGCCCCGGGATTCCTTTTATCCTGAATCGGAGAATCCGGCCCCCTGTGGGCCGGTTCTGAAAGGGAGCAACGATGAGCAATATTAAAGCAAGGCTGATGAAGCCAACCGGTCAGGACTTTCTTGATGTGGCATATGACATAGACAGGGAGATCTGGAACTTCCTCAAGCACACATTCAAGAAAGCAACAGGTGGAATCCCTGCACGGTACTGGCAGACTCACGCTGTACCGATTCATCAGGAGTGCTGGGAAATGATCGGAGCTATCAAGAAGGCAAATTCGATTTATCCACCATACACGGAAGCTACCTATACGAAACGCAGAGAACACCAGCAGAGTGCCATCGGTCATTTGCAAACGCTTTACGAATATCTGAAGCTGACGCTCAACGAGATCGAGAGCATTGATGCGAATAAGCTGAATAATGCCTTCGATCTGATGGAAAAAGAGGACAAGATCCTCAGAGGCTGGAAAGCTTCGACCGTTTTACCAAAAAAAGCAAAACAGGATTAAACACCGAGAGGTGCGCAAAACAGGTTATTTTCTGTAAATCACGCCGCTTCCCGCAACAACGTCTGGTGTGCTTCCTCCAACGCTGTTACGAACTTCGCGAACGTCAACAACAACGGCAATCCGAACGCGAACAACGCGTCCAACGCGAATGTGGCGGCCCCGGGCTTCTATCTAAGCAGGTTCTTGTCATTCCTGCGAATGGGTCAGATCAAGTAAGCCAAAATGCTGAAAGGAGTACCTCGATAGGAAGGAGAAAACAACCGAGCGATAAAGACGCTAAATTTGTACGGTGATACCAACGTGCGGACGCTGCTTGCATGGTCGGTAATTGTGTCCTCTGCCGATTTCATGCACGGCTGGTTACGCAGATAGGGAGACACGCTACATCATTCTGTACACCGTACCAAGGCGGCACCCGAAAGGAGGCTGTCAATTATGACAAGCGAAGAACGACATGCCGCAAGGCGGAACAGGCGGGTCGAGAAGCGCAAACAGAAACGACTGAAACAGACGGAAGCCTTTGACAGGTTCAGCAACATGACTGATATGAACCATCTCCGCAAGGCCGCGAAGCTGTCAAGAGCCGGTGTTTCAGGTAAAGCATCCGTGCAGAAATATTTCATGAACGAACTGTATAACGAGAATAAAGCGAGGAACAAGCTCATCCATCACGAAGATGTGCGGGAGGGATTCATTGAATTCGATATCCATGAACGGGGACACAAGCGGCATATCCGGGCGATGCATTTCAAGGAACGGGTTATTCAGCGTTGTCTTTGCGACTATGTGCTGATTCCGGTACTGACGATCCCGCTGGTTTATGACAATGGTGCTTCTCTCAAGGACAAAGGAATCCATTTTGCCATGTTCCGGATGAGTGAACAGCTCCGCAGACATTTTCGGAAATGCGGAACGGAAGGATATATTCTGCAAACAGATTTCAGCAAGTACTTTGACAACATGCAGCACCAGCCGATCATGGATCTGCTGACGCGATCCTTTCAGGATCAGGAAGTCATTGATCTGACGTGGCAATTCGTGAAGGCATTCGGTGACAGTTCGCTGGGCATCGGCAGTCAGGTCAGTCAGATCTTTGCTGTAGCCTATCCGAACCGAAGCGATCATTACATCAAAGAGGTGGCCAGAATTGGAAGCTCCGGTCGATATATGGACGATTCCTACGCGATCTCTACCAGCAAGGAAAAGCTGCAAAATCTGTTGAATGGATGCAGAGACATTTGGAACGACCTTGGAATTGTGGTCAGCGAGAAGAAAATGCACATCAAGCCGGTGCAGCGATTCACATTCTTGAAGGTACGTTACATCCTAACGAAAACCGGGAAGGTTATCATGAAGCCTTGTCAGAAATCATTCACACGAATGAGACGGAAGCTCCGGGCGTTCAAACGGTTTTATGAAGCGGGTGAAATGACAATGGATCAGATCATCGCATCATACAACAGTTGGTACGGATATCAGCAGCATTTCAACTGCCACACCCAGCTCCGTGACATGGATAAATTCTTCTTCGGCATGTTCGGTATTTGGCTCCGCCATAAAAAACACAAAAGGAAGGAGCATAGAAATGCTGAGTTATTGTGTGGATGACCGGGACGTTATTACCAGCCTTTGCCCTCACGACATGACCGGCAACGACGGCTGGCATCTGGCCCCTGAAGGATTCGGACTCACCATTGACGATGACGTTTTCGACAGCATGGGCGCACCGCTGTACAGGCTGGAAAACGGCAAAGCTGTCGAGCGGTCGGAAGCGGATCGAAAAGCAGACTGGCCTGTTGATCTAAATCAGGGGGCAGACTTCTCAATGGACGATGTAGTGGAAACACTCGCAGATCATGAGTTTCGGGTCTGCCTGCTGGAATTAGGAATTGAGGAGGGAGAACTGTTATGACGTACAAACTTTGCAAGAGACTCGCGGCCCTTGGAAGACTGACGGCTGAAATGCTGGATGTGTATTTCGCAGCCGGTAGGCTTACTGCCGAAGAGTACGAGGAACTGATGGGGCTGCTATGAAAAATGCAATCGTAATTGATGCGAACGAAGTCAGGACGATACTGGCTGAAAAGTTTCAAGTCCCGGTCGAGAACGTCATCAAAAGCCAGTACAGCTATACGGTGATTCTGGACAAGAAACCGGAAGAGTGATTGTCATTTAATGGCCTATTTAGGTGACTAAGGAACCCAATTATTGACCGGGAACACCGAGCATGATAAAATGAAGAAGGGGCGAGACTTAATAGCCTCGCTCCTCCAACCAAGGGATGATGGCCTTACTCAATGCCCACGCTTTGGATCGTTCTTCATCCTGACAGAATTTGTCTAACCGGGCATAAACGTCAGGCGGCAAAGTGCATGAGAACTTGACGAACTTCTCAGCCTTCTGCTTTTCCGATCCAAAACGGGGACGGCCTCGCTGAGTTTCTTTCTCAGTCATAGGGCATCACCTCAAGGCAATTTTATCACGGATGTCAAGGAGCTGAAAATGGATCAGGCAGTGCTTAGAAAGTGTTGTGGGGTTGCACCTTTAATTGTGACTGAATATTATC